ATCTGCTGGAATATTCGTTTCCGAAGGACGCATATCTTGAGGGTGGCGCACAGCCTTTCATGTATGAAACATTGCAAAGCAAGCTTCTTGATGAAGAAAAGATTGATAACTTTCTGAATGCCATTGTGAAAAAGGTGGAGTATGTGTCAACATATACCATTTTTGCGGCACACTGTACATATTCCGTGCTGAGGAAGAACAAAATGGACGAGTTTGAGGAAGAGGCTGACACGGATTACAATTTTATAGTGACAGCTCTTTGCCCTGTAAATCTGCGTATTGACGGGCTTGTGTATGATGAACAGGACAATTCTATTGCAAAGAAAGAGTCATGCGATAGAATTGTTGAGCTTCCAAGTGACGGCTTTTTGTTTCCTCTTTTCAATGATCGTGCACCTGATATCAACGGAGTGCTTTACTACACGAAAAACGCCAAAAAGCCGAACACTTCCGTTGTTGAGGAGCTTTTGGGCTGCGAGTTCTCAATGACCTGTCAGAACGAAAAGGAAACTTTCAAGGATATCCTCACAAGCGTTGTGGGCGATGAGCTTGACTATGATCTTATCACTGCTGTGAATGACAAGATTTCCACATTTGTTGACCAAAATGCTCATGAAACTGAGATACCGACAATTGACGAACATAGGCTTTCGTCAATTCTGTGGGAGGCTGGTGTTAGTCAGGATAAGTTGGAAAAGCTGCATGGTGTGTATGAAAATGCTATGCACGGCAAGGTTTTCAGGGCTGTCAATCTGGTGGAGGATAAGGTAACGATATCGGGAATGGGATTCAAAATGACGGTTGACAACTACCATAAGGGCGACGTGTCTACTGCCATAGGCAAGGTTATCTTCGGCGTAGCTGATACGGCTGTGGACGTGAATGGTATCGGTATTAAAATGGACGGTGACACCAATGCGTAAAATAATATTATTCAGAGGAAAACGTATAGATAATGGCGAATGGGTTCAGGGCTATCCCTGCCGCTATGGTTGGATAGGAAAAGAGAAAGACTATATCATTCCCGATTATGCAAGTGCATTATATACAGCCGAAGTTGACCCTGAGACAATCGGTCAATATACAGGTCTGACGGACATGAACGGCAACAAGATTTTTGAGGGGGATCTTTGTCTTTGTAACAGAAACATTTCAAAGCGTATTGACAAGCGAGTTTTTGAGATAAAGTTTGACACCGACTATGGCGGCTTTTTGGGTGAAGGCGGTGCATTAAGAATATATCCGGAAGTTTTTTATATGTGTGAGATCATCGGCAACATTTACGATAATCCGGAATTGATGAGAGGTGTTGCTAATGGCTGACCCTATGACCATGCCACGCCTGAAAGCCTACCGCAGGAACGCCGCAGCCATTGAAGATATCAAGGCGGAGCTTTCAGGCAAGTACGTTGCCGACAGTATCAGCGTATGCACACCGCCGTCCTACACGCCACACAGCACACGCATAGACGGCTTTCTGCCAAGTGGCGATACACTTTCACTGCTATGCGAGCAGGCACGTCTGGAGCGTGAGCAGAGGGCTGTTGAGGAGTTTATCAAGGGGATAGGAGATAGACAGATGAGAAAGATATTTGTACTCAGGTTTGTAAAAGGATTGACTTGGATACAGATAGGACACAGGGTCGGAGGCACGGCGGACGGCTGTAGAATGGCAGTCAAAAGATATTTGAAAAAATAATCAAGTGTGTTCGTTTTGTTCGTTTTAGGTGTGCTATAATTTAAACTGAGGGAAGTGTAGATGTACCTCAGACTTGTACTTTCATGAAGTCACCTCCAATTTTCTAAGCCCCGTAAGGGGCTATGCAGAACGTGAGTGCATGAGCTTGCGGTTTGCCCATACGGTCAGTTGGTTGCCCGGAAAAGCCAGCACATAATATTTGAACCGCCGCCAAGCTTTCGGGCTTCGGGCGGTGTATGCAGGTCGAGAGCGAGCCAGCTCAACATCTGCTCCAACATTTACTTAACTCCTTAAATTATTTTCACGAAGGCGGCTGCATTTTGCGGTCGCTTTTGCGTTGAGAAGGTGACCTTATGCCAATACCGAGACCAGACCGAAGCGGTTCGCACCAACAGCAGTTCCGTATCAACAAGAAGAAAATCTACGCTACCCAAACAGTTTGCGGTATCTGTGGGAAGCCTGTTGATTTTTCACTGAAATATCCGCACCCACTGTCGGCTTGCATAGATCACATCATACCCATTGCAAAAGGCGGTCACCCGTCGGACATTTCAAACTTGCAGTTGGCACATTGGTGCTGTAATCGCCAGAAATCTGACAAACTGGTGGAAAAACAGGTGTTTGACCAGTCTCTTGACCTGATTTCCAACCGGATTTTACCACAATGCTACGATTGGAAGAATTTTTAACAAATTATTGACAATATGGGGGGATGCCCCCTTTTGAGGTCAAAAAAGACCTTCACCGCCGCACTGCTTATATTTCTCGCAGGATTGAAATAACTGGAAAGGATATACAAGATGAGCGAATACAAAGGCATGGCATATTTGAAAAAGAAGCTTTCATTAAAGGCTTCAAGGGTCAATGTGCGCTATGACTACTATCACATGAAGAACGGCCTTGCTGACATGGGCAGGATGATACCGCCAAGCTATAAATGGATACGCCCTGTGCTTGGCTGGTGTGCAAAGGCTGTTGATACCCTTGCAGATAGGATAGTTTTTGACAGCTTCGAGGATGACGAGTTCTATGTTGACACGATATTTGACAACAATAATCGTGACGTGCTGTTTGATTCTGCTATTCTCTCTGCGCTGGTGTCCTCCTGCTGTTTTGTGTACATCTCGGCAGATGAAACGGGCTATCCTCGCTTGCAGGTCATTGACGGCGGCAACGCTACGGGAATAATCGACCCTATCACAAATATGCTCCGTGAGGGCTATGCGGTGCTTGATCGTGACGATAAGGGCGACCCTACTATTGAGGCATACTTCACCGCTGAACAAACGGAGATATACCGCAGAGGCTATGACGTTGAGATCTATGACAACCCTGCGCCTTACCCCCTGCTTGTGCCTATCATATATCGCCCTGACGCTGTTCGTCCTTTCGGTCACAGCAGGATATCAAGGGCTTGTATGGAGCTTGTACAGGAAGCGTTGAGAACACTCAGACGGTCGGAAGTGTCAGCCGAGTTTTACAGTTTTCCACAGAAATACATACTTGGTCTTTCTGATAACGCTGAGAAAATGGAGAAAATGGACAAGTGGGGTGCAACGATGTCCTCACTGCTGACTATCACCAAGGATGATGACGGCGGCAATCCTACTGTTGGACAGTTTCAGCAGCAGTCCATGTCACCATACTCTGAGCAGCTTAAATCTATAGCTTCGTTGTTCGCCGGAGAAACAGGGCTGACCCTTGATGACTTGGGCTTCGCAACGTCCAACCCTGCCAGCTGTGAAGCGATCAGAGCCGCTCATGAGAACCTCAGACTTACCGCACGCAAGGCGCAGAGGACGTTCGGTAGTGGTTTTCTAAACGTGGCGTATCTTGCCGCCTGCGTTCGTGATAACACGGCCTATATGCGCTATGCTTTCAGCGATATCAAACCGCAGTGGCTTCCTATCTTCGAGCCTGATTCTGCTGCACTCTCAGGCGTGGGCGACGCTATCCTAAAAATCAATCAGGCTGTTCCTGACTATCTCGGTGCAAAGGGTATCCGTCAGCTCACAGGCATAGAGGGCGAAAACAATGGCTGATATCGGTGCAGAACTGCTTGAAAAAATCCGTGCCGAGTTTCAAAAGTCGTGCAAGGCCGACAAGTACATTCAATCGGTTTTGAAGAAAATAGATGGCGGCACTGCAAAAATGGAAGAAGTCGCCATGCTATCGAAACAGCTCGGGTTTAGAGCCTCTCAGGCTATCGGTGCACACGTCAACGTAGCGGCATTACCTGACGGCAAGATGTACTACAACATTGCCGATACCATACTCACGGGCGTGCTCAAGGACAACTACGATGTTATAAACTCCGCTGCCGCAGAATGCCAAAAGGCACTTGACAGCCAAACAGGCATAAACATCACACCTCAGCAGGCTGCTTTCCCTACCGAGCGTGTGCAGGCGGTAGTCAATGCGGCTTCTGTGCCAGATATTGCAGAAGAAGTGATGATACGGCGAATGACAGCTCCGGCGCAGAACATCACTGAGAGTTTTTACAACGATTATGTTCAAAAAAACGTGAAGCTTCGTTCTGATGCAGGACTGGACTGCTACATCATTCGCAACGATCATGGCGGTTGTTGTGAGTGGTGCTCAAAACTGGCAGGTAAATATCACTATCCCGAAGATGTTCCAAAAGATGTTTACCGCAGGCATGATAACTGCGGCTGTACTGTTACATACCTCAACGGCAGAAAGGCACAAAACGTGTGGAGCAAGACCAAGTGGAACGTTTCTGACGATGAACTTGAACGTATGAAAAAGGCTGGGGCCAGAGAGCCTGTCAGACTTGTTGACAAGCCGGGCAAAAGTGATATAATGAAGAGAGTAGAAGAAACAAATAATTATGATGAACTTGAAAAGTATTTGAGCAGCAAATACAACATTACAACCGACGACAGCGTAAAGCAGCTTGATTTTAAAACTGTTCGTGAAACTTTAAAAGGTGTCGAAAGTGTATTTGATGATTTTCCAGAGCTTAGTAATAATATAAAGAAAATAGGTACTGGCAAGCATGGAGTTATGTGCTGCTCAGGCGAAGAGATCATGTTTAATCCAAAATATTATAAAGACGTATCCGGATTTAAAAAGATGTGTGAAAATTCTTCAGCAAAAGGTTGGTGGCCGCCAAACAGTTCACCTGCGTCGATCGGCGTTCATGAAACAGGTCATGCAGTTGAATGGCTATTGCTTTCAAAAAGTAATTTTGATTATCCGTGGCAAAAAATATATGCTTGGAATCGTGGAGATATTTCAGGCGGTATAGTATCTAAAGCCGTTAAGAACATCAAAAAGATATCGTACGGAAAAGGCAAAAAGCAGTCCGAATTGATGAGCGCAGTTTCGAGATATGGAGCAACTAAAAAGCAAGAATGCTTTGCGGAGGCATTTGCTGACTGTTTTTCTAATGGTGAATCGGCAAATCCGCTTTCACAAGAAATAGTCAAGCTAGCTAAAGAAAAATATATTAGTTTAAAAGGAACGTGATAATATGAGAGAGATGCCAATATGGTTGGACTATGCGGAATTTGATGATGACGGATTATGCGGCATATCCCCAAATGCACCAGACGAAGTAAAGAAAGCTTACGAGGATTATTTAGCTGAAGAAGAAGAGGCTAAATCAGAAGGCATAAAAATTTAATAATTTTTACCGCTTGACTAAGGTCGGGCGGTATTTTTATACCCAAAATCAGAAAGGACGGATATTATGGACGAAAAAGCAATAGAAATTGTAAAAGATTACATTGGAGAACATCTTGATAAATCAGATATAAAGCCTGATTTTGAAGTTTATACAGTATGGAAATGCAAGGCATTGCAGAACTGGAAATACTTGCTTTCAAGTACTCTCTTTGACGGTATGTATTACGAGTTGACATATAACGGTGATAAGAAAGAATGGTATCTTGACGCATACAAGAAATTTGAGAACAAGATCATTAGAGGATAATAGTTGTTCAAACATCGGAATCAAGCACCTTAAAGGGTGCTTTTTTCGTACCTAAAGGAGGTAATTCCCTATTGAGGATAAGAGAGTCGGCAGGCAGACCCCCACCATATCGGTAGTGTTGCCATATGAGCAGACCAAAGGCAATGAGGCTATCGCAATGTATAACAAATCGGGGCGCACCGCACAGGAATGGCAGGAGTTAATGCTTTATGACATCATGGCGGTGGACGATGAGGGATTGTGGAAGCACATGAAATTCGGCTGGTCGATACCAAGACGTAACGGCAAGTCGGAACTGCTTATAATGCGTGCAATCTATGGTCTGCAAAATGGCGAGCGTGTTCTTTACACCGCCCACCGAACTACAACGTCACACTCGGCATGGGAGAAGATCATAGACCTTATCACAAAAATGGGCTTTCTTGAAAAAGAGGACTTCAAGACTACAAAACAGTTTGGTCTTGAACGTATCGAGTGGCTAAAAGGCGACGGTCTCATCAATTTCCGAACACGTTCTTCAAAGGGAGGACTTGGTGAGGGCTATGACCTGCTTATCATTGACGAGGCACAGGAATACACCACCGACCAAGAAACAGCCCTAAAATATGTCGTTACAGACAGCAGAAATCCTCAGACATTGATGTGTGGAACACCTCCAACAATGGTGTCTGCCGGCACAGTTTTCACCAAATACCGGCAGAAGACGATATCGGGGAAAGGTGGCGATGACGGCTGGGCTGAATGGTCCGTGCCAAAGCTCACAAACGCACATGACCCCGAGCTGTGGTATGCCACTAACCCGTCTTTAGGCACTATCCTCACCGAGCGTAAGATACGCTCGGAACTTGGCGACCCAAAAGACGACCAGGTTGATGATAACATCCAGCGTTTAGGATTGTGGCTGACCTACAACCAAAAGTCGGCTATAAGCAAAGGTGAGTGGCAGGCACTTTGTATCGCAGGCAAGCCCGATATCAGCAGAGAACTGTTTTTCGGTATCAAGTACGCAAAGGTCACGGACAATGTTTCCCTTGCGGTTGCCGCAAAAACAGCAGACGGCAAGATATTTGTCGAGGCTATCGACTGCCGCCCTGTAAGAGAGGGAAACGGCTGGATAATCGCATATCTGCGCAATCCGCATATGCGTGAAACCGTCATTGACGGAGCGAACGGACAGTCTTTGCTTGCGGCGGATATGAAGAACGCAGGTATCAAGCGCAAACCTATCCTGCCGAAAGTCGCTGATGTGATCACTTCGTCAGCAGGTTTTGAACGAGGGGTATTCGCACAGAATATTTGTCACGCTGACCAACCTTCCCTTGAACAGGTCATTGCAAACTGTGAGCACAGAGCGATAAGCTCAGGCGGTGGTTTTGGCTATACCTCAATTCTTGAGGGTGCTGACATATCACTGCTTGAGGCGGTGGTGCTTGCTCACTGGGCGTGTGCAAATTCATCGGACAAGAAGAAAGTACAGAAAATAAGCTGGTAACAGTTTATTATATATCACCTACACCGCAGGGTAAAGCGGGGAAAGGAAACACTATGGCAGAATTTGAAGCTATAACAACACAGGAAGCCTTCGACAATGCGATAAAGGCAAGGCTCGACCGCAACACGGATACAGTCAAGAAACAGTTTGAGGGTTATATTTCCCCTGACGACTTCAAGACAAAGACAGCCGACCTTAACGGCAAGATCACCGACCTTACAGGCAAGCTTGCAGAAAAGGATACAGCTATCGCAGACCTCACGGCTAAGAACAAGGCATACGAGACCAGCTCGGTAAAAATGAGAATTGCCCACGAAAACGGTATCCCTTATGAACTTGCAAACAAGCTTTCGGGAGACACAGAAGAAGATATCAAGAAGGACGCTGAAACATTTGCAAAGTTTATCGGCAAGAAGCAGACAGCCCCTCTTGGTCACACAGAACACAATCACGCAGACGGCAAGAATGCGGCATATAAGTCGCTGCTTGCAGGTCTTATAAAGTAAAGAAAGGAAGTAATTTTATGGCAGACGTAATTTCAAAGGGTACACTTTTCGACCCGGTACTCGTTAAGGAGCTTTTCGACAAGGTAAAGGGCAAGTCATCCCTTGCCGCACTTTGCGCTCAGACACCTATCCCCTTCAACGGTCAGAAGGAGTTCATCTTCACTATGGACGATGAGGTAGACCTTGTGGCTGAGAACGGCAAAAAGACAAGAGGTAGCGCTGCCCTTGAACCTGTGAAGATAATCCCTCTCAAGGTAGAATACGGCGCAAGAATTTCAGACGAGTTTCTTTACGCCAGCGATGAGGAGCAGATCAATATCCTCAGAAACTTCTCAGACGGCTTTGCGAAGAAGGTTGCAAGAGGTCTTGACATCATGGCTTTTCACGGAGTTAATCCGAGAGTAAAGACAGCTTCGGCGCTTATCGGCACGAACCATTTTGACAACGGCGTAACTGTGATAAAGCAGGACAGCACGTCACCAAAGACTCCTGACGCTCTTATCGAGGAGGCTATCGCTGCAGTGCAGGACAACGAGTATGATATTTCAGGTCTTACAATGGCTCCGTCGTTTAGAGCTGACCTTGCGAAAATGGTGGATACAAGCGGCAGAAAGATTTATCCTGACCTTGCTTGGGGCAATGCACCGACTTCTATGAACGGCATTCAGACCGTGACAAACAATACAGTTTCATTCAACTCCAGCAAAGATCTTGCGATCGTTGGCGACTTTGAAACGGCGTTCAAGTGGGGCTACTCAAAGAAAATTCCGCTTAAAGTCATCGAGTATGGTGACCCTGACAACAGCGGACAGGATCTCCAGGGATACAATCAGGTATACATCAGAGCGGAGACATATCTCGGTTGGGGCATTCTTGACAAGTCTGCATTCGCTGTCATCCAGTCAGCAGCTAAGTAAGGGGGCAGCATAAATGGCGGCAGAGTACGCAACTATCGAGGACGTTATAAGGCTCGGTCGAAAACTCACGGCTGAGGAGCAGGAAAAGGCGGCGGCTCTGCTGCCTGTCGCCTGCGCAAAACTTTCGACCGCCTGTAAGAAGTATGGCAAAGATCTTGACATTATGATAGCTGATGAACCTGACGTTGAACTTGTGGCAAAAGATATCATAGTTCGTGCCACACTGAGAGCTGTTGACACCATTGCGGACAGCTCTCCTGCGACTTCGCAGGCTTCACAGTCGGCTATGGGCTATTCAGTATCAATGACCTATCTCAACGCAGGACAGCAACTGTATTTTCTCAGAAATGAACTGAAAGAACTGGGCGTTATGCGGCAGAGATACGGAGCTATGGAGGTATATGATGTATGAGATTAAATATCAAAGGCATACCTGTCAAGCTGTCTGTAAAAACGCAGACAGGCATTGACGGCTTCAAAAGACCTATATACGAAACTTCGCAGGAAGTTGTCGAAAACGTGCTTGTGGGCGAGCCGTCCGCAGAGGACGTTGTGAACGAGATCAACCTATCAGGCAAACGCATAGCTTATGTGCTTGCTATCCCGAAAGGCGACACGCACATATGGGAGAATACAGAAGTCGAGTTCTGGGGAATGACGTTCAAAACTGTGGGTATCCCTACGCAGGGCATTGACGATAATATCCCCTTAAAGTGGAACAAGAAAGTAAAGGTGGAGCGCTATGAGTAAAGTTAAGATAGAGCTTGACCACAACGGCATTGCGGCTTTTCTTTGCTCTGAGCCTGTTGAAAGCATGGTCAAAGGCTATGCCGACAGAGCCGTTCAGAGGCTTGGCGCAGGGCATAAAGCGTACACTATCACATGGACAAGATATCCGAAAATGCGCCGTAAGGTGGCTGTTGTCAAGGCTAAGACAAAGAAAGCTCAGCGTGCAAATCTCAAAAACAACACGATCTTAAAGGCGGTGCTTGGCAAGTGATAGAAAAGATTATTCTTGATTGGCTGAGTGCGGAGCTTGACGTTCCAGTTTATCTTGAAGAACCTAAAGAATTGCCGGAAGAGTATGTGCTTATCGACAAGTTAGGCTCGGCAGAGAATGACCTTATCACCTCCGCCACAATAGCCGTTCAGAGCTATTCAGCAAGCCTATACGGAGCGGCAGAACTTAACGCAAAAGTTAAAAAGGCTATGGCTGAAAGCGTGTCACAGGGCGATATATGCCGCTGTGTATGCACATCAGACTACAACTACACAGACACAGAAACAAAGCGATACCGCTATCAGGCAGTATTTGATATAACCTACTACGAGGAGTGATAATACTATGGCAAACAACAAAGATAACGTATCAACAGGCAAGCCAAAGGTAGGCGGAGCGGTTTTCACAGCGGCCGCAGGCTCAACCCTGCCGACAGATGCAACAACAGCACTTGACGAAGCGTTCAAGAGCTTGGGCTACTGTTCAGAGGACGGCGTTACAAACAGTTCGGGCATTTCTACCGAGAACATAAAGGCATGGGGCGGAGATATCGTTGACACTCCGCAGACGGAAAAGACGGACACTTTCAAGGTAAAGCTGATAGAGTGTACCAATACAGATGTGCTGAAAACTGTCTACAATAGCAGCAATGTTTCGGGCGACCTTGACACTGGCCTGACTATCAAGGTAAACAGTGCCGAGCATGAAGATCAGGCGTTCGTATTTGATATGATACTGAAAAACAACGTACTGAAAAGAGTGGTCGTTCCGTTCGGCAAGGTGACGGAGATATCAGACATCACCTATAAGGACAACGAGGCTATCGGCTATGAGCTGACTATCACAGCCACACCTGATGAAAACGGCAACACACACTATGAATACATGAAGAAAGGGGAATAACCTATGCTGACAGGTAAGACAGAGAGTGGTTTTGAGTTTGAAATAGAGGAGAAGACCCTTGACGACTATGAGTTTATCGAAGCTGTCGGTAAGTGTGAACAGGGCGACCCCCTTGCATATGTCAAGGTAGTTGACGCCGCTCTTGGAAGCAAGAAAGAAAAAGCTTTCGAGAAGATAAGAGAAAAGTGCGGCTATGTATCGGCTAAAGAGATAACAAAGCTTATCGTGGAGATCTTCCAAACACCTAAGACAAAAAACTCCTAGTCCTTGCCGCTGTCATGGAGCGCTATCCTGATGAGCTTGACTGCGATATGGCGCAGTATTATCACATATACGATTACAAGTCGCTGCCTGCACGAAAGGTGGCGACTTTTCTTTGTGGCCTTGACAGCTCATCACGGGTCAAGCGTAAACTCAATGGTGTTGGCGGCTCGTTTTCTGAAATATTGCTTGCGTTGATATTTGACCGCCTACAATGGCTTTGTTGGTCGCAGACAAAGGACGGCCAAAAGGGCGTGAACAGGCCGCAGTCAATAGCTGAAAGGCTTATAGGTAAAAGCGACAGCGACAGTGAGATAACAGCGTTCCGAAGCGGCGAGGATTATGAGAAGGCAAGAAGAAAAATCTTAGGAAAGGAGGGCTAACATGGCAGAAGAAAACGGCACACAGCTGGGCAAAGCATATGTGCAGATAGTTCCGTCTATGCAAGGGCTTGCATCAGAGCTGAGAAGAGCGTTCGGGGATAGTATGCCCGATGGTCACAAGTTTGGAAGCTCTCTTGGCGGCAAGGTCGTTTCAGGCTTTGGAAACACTATCAAAAAGGGCTTTGCACTTGCCGCAAAAGCTGGTATAGCAACTATATCGGCAGCAAGCGCAGGAATAGGTGCTATAGTCAAAAGCTCTGCGAGCGCATATGCGGACTATGAGCAGAACATAGGCGGTATAGAAACGCTGTTCAAGGACAACGCTGATACTGTTGTAAAATATGCAAGCGAAGCGTACAAGACCGCAGGATTATCGGCTAATGACTATATGCAGAACGTCACAAGCTTTTCTGCGTCACTTCTGCAAGGCTTGGGCGGTGATACAGCGCAGGCGGCTAAGATAGCCAATGAAGCAATGGTGGATATGTCGGACAACGCCAACAAAATGGGTACTGACATATCATCTATTCAAAACGCTTATCAGGGCTTTGCAAAGCAGAACTATACCATGCTCGATAACTTAAAACTGGGCTATGGCGGTACACAGGCGGAAATGGCAAGGCTCATCAACGATTCGGGCGTGCTTGGGGATTCGATAAAGGTCGATGAAAAGACCGTCAACAGCGTGTCATTTGACAAAATGATAGAGGCTATCCACAAGGTGCAGACCGACCTTGACATCACAGGTACAACTTCCAAAGAAGCGGCAACAACAGTTTCCGGCTCTCTCGGCTCTGTGAAAGCAGCGTGGGCGAACCTTATGGCAGGAATGGGCGACAAAAACGCTGACCTGAAAAATCTTATCAAGGAAATGGTAAGCACAGTAAAGACCTTTGCAAAGAACATTATGCCTGTCATAAAGCAGGCTCTTTCAGGGGTCACAACGCTCATAAGTGAATTGGCTCCCGACATAGCGGCTGAACTTCCACAGCTTGTGAGCGACCTGCTTCCGCAGCTTATAGAAGCAGGAACACAGATATTTCAGGCTCTCGTAAAAGGCATTTCTGATAACATCGGCACGATAACGCAGGCGGCCATAACAGCCATTACAACTATCGCAACAGCTCTTATACAGAACACAGGTCCTCTTGTGCAGTCATTGGCAACTATCATAACAACTATAGCACAGGCTTTGCCGACCATATTGCCCGACCTCATCAATGCAGTTGTTGAGCAGATACCTACAGTTATACAAGCTGTTATAGATTGTATGCCTGCTATAATTGACGGCACGATACAGATAGTGACCGCTATTGCAGAAGCACTTGTGGATAACATAGATCTTATCATAGACGGCGCAGTGCAAATCATAGATGCGCTTACAATGTCACTTTCAGATAGTGATACGGCGGCAAAGCTTGCTCAATCGGCACTTGAAATAATCGGCACGCTTACAATGGAGCTTTTGAAAAATCTCCCTGATATCCTTGCCGACGGCATACTTATAGCGGTTGAACTTGTCAAGGGCATCGCACAAGGTATGGTGGACTATTTTGCACCTGTTTCAGACGCTTTATCTGATATGCTTATCGACCTTACAGACTGGTTTTCACGTAAGTGGAACGATTTCAAGGAGTGGGGTTCAGATATGATACAGGCGTTTATAGACGGCATAAAAGAAAAGTGGCAGAGCCTTAAAGATACTGTATGTGATGTAGCTTCAAGCGTTAAGGACTTTCTTGGCTTTTCTGAACCTGACAAGGGTCCTCTTTCAAACTTCCACACTTTTGCGCCTGATATGATGGACCTTTTTGCAAAGGGAATAGCAGATAACGAGGACACTATCACAATGCAGTTCAACAGGTCTTTGCAACCGCTTATGGATACGGATATCATACCGCCAAGCTTTTCGGCACTCCCCGAAAAGAGTGTGAATAACGGCGGTAATGATACAATGAACAAGATCATCGCCCTCTTAGAGACCTACTTCCCACAGCTTGCACAGCAAGGAAACATTTATCTTGACGGCGACAAGATAACTTCAAAGGTGGACGGAAAACTAGGTGAGAGGGTCACAAGCAGTGAAAGGAGGCTTGCAAGTGTCTAATGAATACATAGAGTTTGGCGGCAAGAAGTCCACCGATTTCTATTTGGTTATCCAAAAGGACGGCGTTCAGATATCTCAGCCGGAGGAAAACAGGATAGAAGCCACTTTACCGTTTATGAACGGCTTTTATGACTTTTCCAAAATGGCAGGCGAAAGGACGTACAAACAGCGTGATATCACGATAAAATTCAGCCTTTCTGCAAAAGATGAAAACGAACTTTATCACAGAAAATGTGATGTTGTCCGCTGGCTCAGCGGAGCAAAGGGTGAGCTGAGGATAAGCTTTCTGACGGACTATCACTTTGTGGGGGCAACGGCGGTGTTTGATACCTCCGCATTTGAGTTCACTTCACGGCGCACCGCTGATCTGACAGTGAACTTCAAGACGTATCCTTTCCTGCGTTCTGATGATTACTCAGATATCGGATTTGACGATTTCAGTTTTGAAAGTGACTATCTGAATTTGACGGATATATCACTGACAGCGGTCAAACAGACACGATACGCACCTCCTGCGACCCTGAAAGTTTATTCATATGCTGATAGACCAATACGCACACGTCTTTCTTACAAGCGCTCAGAGGACGATACAAAGAGTGTGGGCTTCACCTATTTTGCGCTCAATGACAAAGAGATAAGTGCAAGTGTATACCGCAACACGGAGAAAGAATTCGACCTTGACGAGCTGATTTTACAGCCTGGTGTGAATACTCTTGCTGCGTATGGTTTCGGTACACTCACGCTCAAACTTTATGAGGAGGCACTCTGATGTTCATAGTAACGATAACAAACGGAGCTGAAAACACTATCATACACAGCGACGGCACAGACCGCATATCAGGCGGCAAGGTTGCAAAGGCTATCAATGCCGTTGACAGTTTCACGTTTACCATATATCCGAACAATGCAGGCTATGACCTCTTGAAACCGCTTACAACGGCTGTCAAGGTCTATGATGAAAGCACTGACAAGGATATTTTTATAGGCAGGGTCTTGAAGTGTCCTGACAGCATGGACGAGAGAGGTCTGATATGCCGCAAAGTCACCTGCGAGGGGCGTTTAGGTTGGCTTTATGACAGCGTTCAGCCGTATGTTGAATACAAAATGGTAGGTATATCAACAGTACTTTCTTCGTTCCTCTCTAAACACAATGCACAGGTGGGCGCAGATAAGCGTATAGAGCTGGGACAGGTCACTGTTACGGCAAGCAACAACTACACATATACTGCAAATTGGGACAAGACAATGAACGTCATTGCAGACAAGCTTATAGGGAAGTTCGGCGGTGAGATACAGCTCAGAGATAAAGGCGGCAAGGTCTATCTCGACTATCTGGAGAACATAGGACACGGCACTGATACCACCATAGAACTTGCGGTAAATCTTAAAACCATATCACGGGAAGTCGATGAAACGGCGGTCATAACACGTCTTTACCCTCTCGGTGCAAAGCTTACAGACAGCGAAAAGCGGTTGACTATCGGCAGCGTGAATGGTGGCAAGGACTACATAGAAGACAGTTCTTTGGTCGCAAAGTACGGCATTATAAGCGGTACGCAGATATGGGACGATGTGACCCTTGCGAGCAATCTTCTCAGCAAGGGCAAGGAGTATCTTAAATCTGTTAATCGTGCGAAAGTGCAGTATCAAATAACAGCACTCGACCTCTCGAGAATAGACAAGCGATTTGAGCAGTTTGAGCTTGGCTGTTGGTACAGAGTAAAAAATAGTCTTATGGGCATAGACGAGGATTTGCGCATTGTGGGCATATCCATAGACCTTGACAATCCGCAGGCTTCACAGCTAACCTTCGGTGACCGATTTGAAACCCTTTCGGGCTTTATGACAGCAAAAACTCAGAGCCTACAGTCTGCTATAGATAATTCAGAGTTTAGGAACAGACAGGTCATAGACAGCAAGATAGAGAATGCAACTAAGCTTATTACAGGTGCAGAGGGCGGACACGTCATACTTGACCCGTCCGAGAAGCCAGAGCGCATTTTGATTATGGATACGGCTGATATAACTACCTGTAAATCCTGCATTCAGCTGAACAAAAATGGTTTAGGTTTTTGGAAATCATCGGACGGCGGTTCTGCGAAAGACGGACCGTACACAAATGCGTGGACCATCGACGGAAATTTGGTGGCTAGTTTTATAACCGCCCTGACCCTGACAGGGCTTAAAATCAACAACGGCAGCGGAACGTTCAAGGTGGACGAAAATGGAAATGTGGTCGCTAACAAATTGTCGTCAAAATCAGCGACTATCACAGGTGGAACGATAAATATTCAAACGTCCAGCCAAAATACCAGCGCAATTCAGCTATCCCACAACGAGTGGACGCTGAAAGTCAGTCCGCTGGAGATACGCATTGATAACAGCACGATTGGCGGTCATATCGTCCTGCAGGCTGGTGCTATGTCAGGCTATTGGAATGACGAATTGAAATTTTCGTTAGACACAAACAGCGGTAACATATCAACATATACAGACAACGGCAAAAAAGTATTTACAGTTGATACCAATAACAGGGCGATGTACCTGTATAACGAAAATGAAAAAACCGCAATACAGTGCTACGGCAAAACAGGTGATATCATGTGCAACAGTATCACTACAAAAAACCACACACTAGACTAGGAGGGATAAAATGGCAAATAATGTTGATTTGACAACGGCAATCGAAACTGTCCGAAACGCATTTTACGGCCGTGATGTCCGTCAAGCGTTGGTGGACGCACTGACGGCAACGGAGCAGGCAGTAAATGACCTAAACCAAAACAAAATCAAAAGCGGTACGATTGAATACACACTGGAAAAAGCAGCTTCAAGCGTGCAAATACCGCTGAATTTGGATTTTACACCAAAGCAGATATGCGTGTCACTGAGGGATATCGGCACACCTAGCCCATTTCAGAACTACTGTACCCATGTGCAGGTGTACAAAGGTGCATATTTTGCAGTGGTCTGCATGGGTCCTAGTAATGGTGCAACCACTGTCAACGTGCCTGCAGGAACGTATAGCATTGACTACATAGCAATCGTATAGGGGGTGCAAAACAATGGTAATCAGATTGGACGAAAACTATAACGCAATGACATCAACAGCCCTGCTGGGCTATGTCGGTGAAACAAATGCTAGACCCGTGTCTGTCGAGGGCATGGAGATAGACGGTGCAGACCGCTATGTAATGACGATAGACTACGGCGACGGCGTGACATATGAGGTCGATATTACAGGCGGACAGTGGACACCAACGGCAGATATACTGCGGTCAGCGCAGACAGTCAGCTGCCAAATAGCGGCGAAGAAGCTGTCAGGTGATGAATATGTGCTGGTGAAGAAATCACGCATATTCCGCCTGAGAATAGGTACGGCTATCGGTGACACGGCTATCCCGTCACCTGATGTGTCTATGGACGCACTGGATAGGATATCGGCAATCGGTGAACAGGTCGAAGCTGATGTGGAAAGGGCTGAGAATGCAGCTAGCACGGCTATGCAGGCGGCTGAAAACGCAAAAAAATCTGCCACAGCCACAGAGAAATCAGCCGATACCGCAGAACAGGCGGCTGAACGTGCTGAGACCGCAAAAACAGCGGCTGAAACGTCCGCTACGCAGGCAGACACTGCAAGGCAGGGTGCAGAAAACGCACGTCAGCAGGCGGTCACATCACAGAATAACGCTAAAATATCCGCAGCGCAGGCGTCAGCGGCAGCACAGCAGACCGAAGCTGATAAGACTATAACTGCTGGATATGCCAAGACTGCCAAGACCAATGCTGACAGCACTGCGGCAGACAGACAGGCGGTGCAGGAAATGGCAACGCAGGTGACAGCCGATAAGGCTACAGTGGCAGACCATGCCGCACAGGTCGCCACAGACCGCAAAGCTGCTGAAACCGCTGCACAGACAGCACAATCCATAGCTGACAGCTTGCCAGACGATTATGTGACAGCTGTTGGAAAAATCGCCGAGAATACAGCCGAGATAGCTAACGTGAAGCTGACTGACAAGGAACTGAAAAGGCGTGTGGACGCACTGTATTCCATAGGTCAGGGTATCACGCACCAGTTTGAAACGGACACAGATACGGCATATACCAAGACAGTGCCGACAGGGGCGAAGTTGATGAGCGTGAAGTCGGTGGGTGGTAGGTCAATCGTATTTAATCAAAGTTTTCAGCCAAGGAAGGAAGCAAACAACGGTGCTACAGCGACCGCTGATTCTGACGGAACAATTACCATTAATGGAACTACGACAGCATCATACATCAATTTTAGAGATGTCACGCCCGAGGAGAACAAGATAGGAAAATATGCTTTCAAACTGCTGATTTTGAATAATCCTGACAACATAAATATGAAATACGGTTTTCTGAATCGGGGCCAATCAACCCCAGTAATCACCAGTGGTTCATCTGCTGTGATTTGTAATCAGACACAATCGGAGATTTTACTGGGGAAGTCTACTGGAATTAGTGGTTTTGCAGTCGGTACAGTTTTCAATGACGTTAAAATTAAAATTCAGATTTTCGATTTAACCGCCATGTTCGGTTCAGGAAACGAGCCCACAACTGCGGAAGAATTTGAGAAAATATTCCCTGCCGATTATTATCCATATAATGCAGGGGAGGTTGTCAGTGCTGGCACGGAAGAGGTCACGGAGCAGGGGAAGAATTTGCTGGTAGACTCAACGCTGGGAAATGTATCAGTTGGTGGGGCACAAGGCATAACAGTTGAGCCATATGGTGATGCGATAAAGGTTGAAGCTGTATCTGGAAATGGCAACTGGGTCAGAATTCGTCCAGACAACGTCATAAAGACATACATGAAATCAGGGGACAAATATGTATTTTTGGCTGAGATTAAATCTCAGAACGCAACAAAACCACCAATGGTCTATATTCAGTCGATACCTGGATATGTCAACCTGCAAGGTGCAGTGTCAACTGATTATTCTTGGTGCTATCATATCGGAACATGGGTATACAATCCTAACGAAAAAGAAATCACACTGCATTTTGGATTTATGAATGCCATTGGTACATATTATATCAGGCGAATCATGTTTATAAAAGGCGACACCCCGACAGCCTACGCCCCCTTCCACCGCAACGTTTACCAGATACCCGAAGCAATCAAGGCACTGCCTGGTTATGGTTGGTCAGCAGGAACGGCACGAAACTATGTGGATTATGAAAACAAGAAATATGTTCAATGTGTCGGCAGCGTTGACTTAGGGACTCTGAATTGGGGAATTAATACGACTTCCACTGTTGGAAATCATTTCTACGCACCTGCGAAACATCTCAATTTTAAATATCTAGGTGCATTTGGAACAACCATTTATAATGCATTGTGCAGTAAATATAGAACAGTTGCGAGAAGTTCCAATGTATTTGTCGATAAAACACTCGCAATAGACGGAGTTACCGTAGTTTCACAGATTCAGGTCAAAGACACCGCCTACACCGATGCCGCCGCATTTAAACAGGCAATGTCAGGTGTAATCCTGTATTATGAATTAGCAACACCAATTGTCACGGATATTTCAACCGTGCTACCCGATGATTTTCTACGGAATATCGAGGTCGAAGCAGGCGGTTCAATCACGTTCAAAAACAGCAATGGTGACGATTATAGGATACCCGTACCGAGTGAGGAAGAGTATGTTGTGAAACTGAGTGAAGTGGGAGGTACAACATGACGAATCTACAAAAGAAAATGATGAAAGCCGCAGGGCTGACGGAAGATAATTTCAACAAACCAAAGGTCACTGAGATAGACAGAATAAAGGCAAACGTAGATTTTCTGGCTATGCTCAGTGGCGTAGAGCTGAATGAGGTGAGCGGCGATGAGTAAGAACTACGTCAAGGTCAAGAGATACTATGACAACCGTTTGTGGTCGGCTGCTATGGTACACACCGCTGTTGGCAAGTGGATCACGGCTGAGGAGTATGAGATGATAACAAAGGAGGTATACCATGAAGCAGAAGTTAGCGAAACTCATTGATGTAAAGTCCATTGTAACGCTGTTCTTGACAGCGGTGTTTTGCGTGCTGGCACTTCGCCGCACGATCTCAGCAGAGCAGTTCATCACGGTGTTTACTGTGGTGATATCGTTCTACTTTGGCACACAGAGTGCAAAGAAAAGGTCGGGTGATGATGAATGACGGAAGCGATCATAGTTGCACTGATAACAGCTGCTTCGGCAGTAGTGTGTCAGCTTGTCATAGCATCTAACAGCCGTAAGACTATGCAACAGGCGCAGTATGATAGCCAAAAGCTTATCGAGTACAAGATAGACAAGCTGTCAGAGCGTGTGGACAAACACAACAGTGTTATTGCTCGCACCTATAAGCTGGAACAGGATTATGCGGTGGTCGCTGAACAGATAAAGGTCGCAAACCACCGCATCGAAGATTTAGAAAGGAAGTAATTTTATGGCAAAGACATTTAAGGGCATTGACGTTTCACAGTATCAGCAGAACATTGACTTCAAGAAGGTCAAGGCTTCGGGGGTCGATTTCGTTATCATTCGTGCTGGTTACGGCAAGTATGCACATCAGAAAGACCCATATTTTGAGAGCCACTACAAGGCAGCTAAGGCGGCAGGGCTAAAGGTCGGTGCTTACTGGTATAGCTATGCGGCAACTGTTGTGGAAGCAAAGGCAGAGGCTCAGACCTGTATCAACGCTATCAAGGGCAAGACGTTTGAGTATCCGATATACTTCGACCTCGAGGAGCGTTCACAGTTCGCAAAGGGCAGAGCATTTTGCAACAGCCTTGTCAAGACGTTCTGCAATGCTCTTGAGCACGCAGGCTATTGGGCAGGACTGTATATCAGCCGTTCGCCTTTACAGCAGTACATATCTGCCTCTGTCGCCAAGAGATACGCTCTGTGGGTCGCTGAGTACGGCTCACGCTGCAACTACGGCGGAACATATGGTATGTGGCAGTACACCAGCAGCGGCAAGGTCAGCGGTATCAGCGGCAATGTTGATATGGATATCTGCTATGTGGACTATCCTGCGAAGATCAAGGCGGCAGGTCTGAACGGCTTCAAGAAGCAGGCTATCAGACCGACTAGCAAGCCGACTACAAGCTTCACCGAGAAGACAGTGACTTATACTGTGAAGCGTGGCGATACGCTCTCTGCTATCGCACAGCGTTACAAGACCACTGTTGCGAAGCTTGTCAAGGACAATGGTATCAAGAACCCGAACATTATTTACGCAGGGCAGAAAATAAAAATCAAATAGGTAGAATTTCAGCCGTCTCGGACTTTTATGGGTCTGAGGCGGCTAATTTTTTTTGCTTGCTGAAATCCAAGCGACCGCAAGTTTCAACACAACCCTAAACACAACCCTATCGCAAGAATTCACAACATATCACAGAACATCACACAAAACAAAAACAGCTATCAAACCACGCATTTACGCAATTTAATAGCTGTTTTGCTGGAGCTGCTAA